ATGCTCGGTTGGTAGCAGTAACCAACAAGGGACAGGAGTCCCGAAAAACTTGAGAACTCAAGATTCATTACAAGAATGTAATGCTTACGATTCATTTGATCCTCGTGAGCCTATTTATTATAGTGGAACTTGTGCTCTTGATATTCAATCGAAGGAAGAGAAATTTGGTATTACCATTTCAAATCCTTCAAAAAGCACAAAAGAACAAAATGTATCATTTAATGATCAAAATCCAGCTTATTCTTATATTGTCGACTCTGAACCTGACCCAACTTTTGGGCAGGCTGATTTGGCAGATGCAAAACTTGGCGATTTCTTTGAGAGACCAGTTAAGATTGCTTCTTATGAGTGGGGTGTTAACGATTTATTATATGAGCGGTTTAATCCGTGGCAACTCTATTTTGAGAATCCGCGCGTTATTAATCGTATTACTAATTTTTCTTTATTACGTGCAAAACTACATGTTAAAATCCTTATCAATGGCAATGGCTTTCATTATGGTCGCGCTTTAGCGTCATATATACCATTAGAACAATATGATGGATTTACTGTAGATCGTGCTTTCTTCTCACAAGATATTGTGCAAGCTTCACAGCGTCCACATTTTTATCTTGATCCAACCACTTCGCAAGGTGGTGAGATGGTATTACCTTTCTTTTATTTTAAGAATGCTATATCTATACCTAATGAAGAATGGAGACGGATGGGCGAAATGACCCTTCAATCTCTAAATAATTTAAAGCACGCCAATGGAGCAACTGATCGTGTTACAGTTTCAGTTTTTGCTTGGGCAGAAGACATTAATTTATCTATGCCTACAGCATCTGAACCTGGAGCACTAACTCCTCAGTGTAATGAGCAACCTTTGGATGCGCAAGCCGATGAGTATGGATCAGGTCCAATCTCTAAGCCTGCGTCCTTAGTCGCTCGTTGGGCTGGTGCTCTTAAAGATGCCCCAGTGTTGGGGCCATATGCACGAGCCACTTCAATAGCTGCATCAGCAGTTGAGAATGTGGCCAAAATTTTTGGTTATTCACGACCAGCTATTATATCAGATATTTTACCATATAAACCTACTTACGTGGGTAATTTGGCGAATACTGATGCTCCTGATACCGTACAACGTTTAACGTTAGACAGTAAACAAGAGGTGACTATTGATCCTCGTGTTACAGGTTTAGGCGATACTGATGAATTAGCCATTGTACCTCTTGCTATGCGAGAATCTTATGTGACCACATTTCCGTGGCAAGTTTCGTCTACAACGGAATCTTTGTTATGGAATTCTGAGGTTACACCCACTATGTGGGCAGAAAACAATATTACTGATCCTCAAGAAATCCATATGACTCCGTCATGTTGGGTATCTATGCCATTTAAAAACTGGCGAGGAAGCATGGAATTTCGTTTTCAGATTGTTGCTTCGCAATATCATAAAGGCCGTCTTAAGGTCGTTTGGGATCCTTATTATCCCCAATCCAATGAGTATGTTACTAACTACACATGGATTGTTGATTTAGCAGAGGAAAAAGATTTCACTGTTAAGGTTGGTTGGGGTAATCAGCTAGGTTATTGTGCACACGATACACCTGGCGTTAGTTCACCACCATATTCTACAAGTTTAATCGGAGCTATTCCTGGCGCTAATGCCAATGGAATTTTATCCGTTTATGTTGTGAATGAACTGACCATTCCTAATTCCACAATTGATAATGACATTTCAGTTAATGTATTTACCAAGATGTGTGATGATTTTGAAGTCGCTAATCCATCATCTAATCAGTTAGAATTATATTCTTACTTTTTGCCACCTCAAGAGGGTTCTCAAGAAGAGGACCTTATTGAAGAAGCAGGCTATCCTTATGGAGTTGCCGCTTTATGTGCGAGAGTACAAGAACATAAAGATGCTGTTGATGAGCAAAAGCAATTACGTGAATCCACTGATGTGAATTTGCCTAGTGGCGAGATCGCAGATTTTGTTGCGGCTCGCATGGCTAAAGATGCCTTGCCTGCTTGTCAGGATGAAGAGAGGAAATTTCCTCTTTCAAAATCAGGGTACCGTCCCTTGAATACTCAATCTTCCGAGGAACCTATGGTCAAAGGAGATATGGAGAATACAAGTGAACCATCTAAACCTATTTCAACACAGGTTGATGGAACGATGGGTCCTGGTGAATTAGATAAAACTGATCATGCGCTAGATGTGTTTTTCGGAGAACAAGTAGTTTCCTTAAGACAAATTCTAAAGCGTTATAACTACCATACAACATTTGGAGCTTTTACTACTGGTAATCGTCTGTATAAACGGCGAGCCAATAATTTACCCTATTATAGGGGTTATGCTCCCGGTGGAGTACATTCTGCTTCCGGTGTTCCTTATAACCGTGCTAAAATGACCACTTTGAATTGGATCATGCCAGCTTACACAGCTTGGCGTGGTTCAACCAGGTGGAAATATGTGCGTGCAAAGGAGATCGCCTCAATTGAAGGAGGTAGTTCAGATTTATTGCGACAGGCTTGGATGACTGTCAGGCGTGTTGCTACAAAAATTAGTGGTTACGATGAGTCTATGCCCGCATGGGTAGGACCCGGAACTTCTAATGCAATTGCCACAAACAATTTACGGG